CGTTGTAGTTTTAAGAATTGCAGAATAAATATTCATGCCATCCATTACGCTACCACCAACAGAGTTGATGAAAATTTGAATCCTTTTTTTGCCCAATGTGTCTAAGAACAATAATTCTTTTTGAAACAAATCCCCCATTATTCCAATGCCTGCATTTGCATCAAAACCAATGTGCTTATTGATAAGCATTATCGGTTCGTCAGAATTTACATCAATCGTATAAAGGCAATCATATTGTGTCATAAAAAATTTCGGTACAAATGTTTGGAATTTCAATTTAGCATCTTACTTTTGTTGCAACCTTACAACCAATAAATTTATTTATGGCGAATGAGCATGAAAAAAAATACGGCAAAAAGTACACAAATGAACGCCGTGTTTTTGCATATCCGAAAGCAAAGTATGTGAGGTATATTGCAGCCGAAGCCGCCAATGATGCGGTTTCCAAGAGTTACATCATTGCGAAAATTGTAGAGAAATATTATGATAGTCTGCCGACTGCAACGATTGAGAAATTGAAAATCACTTACAATAATTTAGATGAAAACGAAAAATAAATTTTAACAACCAAAAATACACATCATGGCAAACAAAAAAAATCATTCGAAAACAGAAAAGTTTGAAGTTGAAAAGATTTCAAACGGCATTGTTCTTACTCACGAAAACGCACAAACTCACCACGAAAGCGAATCTGTTGTTGCAAATTCTGCAAAGTCGTTTGTAGAATCGGCTTTGCAATCAATCACAGAAAACGAAACCTACGCCGTAACGATTACGGTTACTAAAATCAAATGAACATGCAAATCAATTACGAATTAGTATCGTGTATTTTCGCTGCAATCGGCTTTCTGCTTTGTGTTTGGTGTGTAATTTTGCACAATAAACTTGAGAAGTTAAACAAACAAGTTGAAAGTAATAAATTTCTTGCAGATGGCTTTTATGATGAAATGCAATTTTTTCGTCAAAAATTAACCATTGCCAACGCTCACAAAGCATCGCTCACCAATCAAGTAAAATCTTTGAAGAAAAAATTAGCCGATAAAAAGTGAAATTCTGTAAAGGTTTTTGCGATGAAGGCAATAAATCGTATCGTTGCCCAAAGCTGCATGAATGCCAACTTTACGGCAATTTCATTCAATCTTTAGGCGTTCAAAAAGTAAATGCTTTAAACGCTCCGTTTGACAGAAAAAGTAAAGATTTTAAGTGCAAAGATTTTGCTCAAAAATTACTGATTTAATCCTGTTTGAATAACCGATACTGTATAACTATCAATGTTTACAGTTGAGCCGCTATGTGGGTTTATTTTGCAGGTAATTACATCGCCTCTGTATACTGTCGTTACAGTTTGTGCCTGTACCATTGTTGCTCCGTTTGCCGAACATGTTACATAAGCGGTCGTTGCTCCTTGAGTAATAAGCGTCCCATTTTTTAAAATTTGCAACGAATGTACATGGGTTGAATCATTGCTATCAAACACTGCGGTTACAATTATATTGGTGTGTGGGTGATATGTGTTTGCTGTAATTGTTGAAAAAACTGTTGATGTTGTATATGGTGTTGATATTTGAGAGAAATCATACATGCAATTTTGTTCGGGCAATATATATACTGATGCTATTGCAGCAACATATCCAGCAGTTGCGCTCGAGCCATCAACAACTTGCATTATTCTTGTTTGCAAAACATTTCTACTATTTCCATCTGTAAACAATACAGGGTCAGCGTTTGCTGCGATATTATTATTAGCGATATTTATACACAAGACAGGCGTAGCACCAAAAGTAAATGATGTCGCTGGCACATAGAAAAGTTCGCCATTATACCTAATAAACCCAGCAGTTGATGAATAACTTGAACCCGAAACTGTTTGATAAACGCCACGTAAAATATACGGGTAATTAGCTGTGTCAGGATATAAATTTGCTGCGCTGTAAACTCCCATTAACATTTCGCCCATGTCTCGATAGGCGTCTTGTAAAAATGATAGCACACCCGATTTTATCGGCATTCCTACTGTTCCGCTAATTGCGCTTTCGTCTATTTTTTTCATTTAAAATAATTTTTTTTCGATTAATAATAAATTGATTTTTGTCAATTCAACCCCTTCTAAAATATTTAATTTTGTTGCGTATTCTGCAATCGCTTTTACTTGTATTTCTCTATACTTTTGCAGAAAATCAAAAGTACATAAATCGCTTACAAATATTGTTTTGCTGATTGCATCGTAATCTTCTAACAATTTATACTCAATTGCATAGGCTTTTTCAATTACATTGCCAAGATTGGTGAAATCAACACATAAAGGGGCAATAACTCGAATATCAGGAATCACGTTCCAATCCACCAAATAATCTTCAATTCCTTTTGCATGGGTTAATTCATCTGCTGCTTCGGTTAAAAAGTATTCAGCAGCTTTTAAAAATCCTTTATCATTAGCCCAATTAGCAGCCGCATTATAAAAGAAATGTGCGCTATACTCATCTGCTAATCTTGACTGCAATAATGCAACTATTGGTTGCGGCAATTTATTTGGTTGTTTCATTATGGGTAAGTTGTTATGTTATATTGATTGCCAATTACATTGTATTTATCTGCAAAGCTACGAACTTTATTGTTTCTATCTGTTGCATTGCTGCCTAATGCGGTCCACACCGCAACAGGAATCCAAATAGTAAAGTTGTATTGCGTAAAGTAAGATGTCCTAATAAAATTCCAATAGCCTGTTGTGCTTGTTGGGTTGTGGTTGGTATTGCTACCTGCAATACTTTGATAAACTGCACCATTTGAACCCACTACAATATCATTTGCAGCATAGGTTGTCCCACTTGCCCATACTTGCATATTGTCGATTACGTATTGATAATTCAGAAAGTTGTAAAAATAACTTGTTGATGAATTACTTTCTAAACCGCCAATAATAAACACGTTTGGTGTTATGGTATTGTTCACAATGTAAATATCGGGCAATGATGGCGGTTGCCTAAATGTTGTACGAAACCATTTGTTTAAAGCATATTCAAAGGTCAATATTTGTGCGTTGTAAGCAATGCGCTCGTAAACACCTACAAAGTTTGTTTCAACCAGCCACCAATAACCAGTAGTTGTAGTTGGATTATGATTTGTGTTTGATGCAACCAATGACTGATAAACTTGATTGTCTGCGCCTACTACAATATCATTCACATTGTACGTGCTGCCAATTACCCATGCGTTACTAATATCAGTTCCACGAAGATAATTGTTTGCCCAAATTGTATTCCATAACGCAATAGTGTTGTGAAATAAGCTATCAAACAAAGCTAAATAGCCCGTCTTGCGCTTGCTGACTGGCAATAGGTTTTGTGTAACTATTGGGTAAAAGATATTATAGTCCATGCGTTATTGTGGAATGTAAACTACTGTTGTTGCTAAATCTCTGCCTGTTGCTGTATCAATTATTGCTGTACCTGCATAAGTAGCGATAAAAGGAATTAATGTTGTGGATGCATTTACCAACTTCGTTGCATTGCCAACCGATACGCCGTTGGCTCTGATTTCAACTTGTGTAAATACCACATCGTTAACACCTTGAACACCTTTTATTGCTTGTTCCAATGCGGTTAAATCAACATTCCCATTGTAAGGCAGGTTTGCTAAATAATTGTTTATCGCCGCTGGCACGGTTGTAGTAATCGTTGGCGTATATTGCCCATTGTAATAAACTTGCACCCCTACCATTAAATAATCGGGCAAGGCTGAAGTTACATTGTATTGCATACCTGCGAAAACAACTTGGTTTAAATAAGATTGAAATGCGGTTAATTGTGGACCACTCAATACACCTGCTGAAGCAGTATTTACTTTTATTAGGACCACATTGTTGATGTTGCTTTGAATGGCGCACTGCTTAATGATTTGCAACGAAGTATTTACAACGGGATATGCAATAGTGTTTGTTGTTGTGTTGTACTGTACCACTTGCGGCGTTGTTGCTGAATATTGAAATGCCAAACATTGCGCTTGCAACCATTGGGCTGTACCTGCTGCTGATGTGGCAATCAATGCTTCGATTTCGTTTTGAAACAAAAACATCACTTGCTCGAACAGATTGATTGCAACAGCAACAATGTAGGTGATGAGAATAAATAAATTTGCTTGGCTTGGGGTGATAGCATTGCCGTTGCTATCGTGGAAGATATAGTAAAATGGTTGTCCTACGTTCGTGCCGTAATTGGTTTGAGCGTAAGAAATCATTTGCTGCTGTATGGTCGCTATTGGGCGTGGTATCATGGTATTGAATTAACTTTTTGAAATGTTGGAACTAACGTAATAGGTACAGGGCTTGGCGTTGAAAGTGTTGCATCACTATGTGAATTATCAATCAAATTTGTTTGGTAATCTTGGATAAATTCAACCACGTTGTTATGGTCGTAATTGATTGTTTCAGCAACCCGAACAAACATAACGGCATATTGCGGCTCAAAGACCTGCATAGCATTATACACAAATTGCTTCAATGTGAGTATATCCAAATCCTGCTCTAATATTCCATTTGTATCATCAATGTTGTTTAAGAACTCGTGCACAATGTGCAGCCGAACTATTAACGGCTCGAATAGTTGAACGCCTGCACCTAATTGTTTCACTTCTGTTGGTGCGATAAACTCAACAAAACAAGCTGGTAGTGGAAATGAATAGCTATTGTTTTCTTTGCCTTCCAAATCTTTCAACTGACTATTCCACAACTGAACAAATTGGAACGTGCCAATGTTCAAAATGTGGTTTCTAATCGCTATGTAAAAATCCTTTGTCATTTAAAAATTTCGCTGATTGATTTTCTGATTTTGTCTTTAATTTTCTTGTCTAAAATTGGTGAATTACCCATGAACTCACGTTGTGGCATCTTTTCTGTTCCCTCGTTGATAAACCCTGCATAAGGTATTGCAACACCTAATCTTATTTCATTAAAATTAGCCTCTCTAATGCTGCTATTCACTTCACGTTTCAATTTACCTGTGCCTACTAATATCGGTTTAACTCGGCGGCTCAATTTCTTTGTTTTAGGATATTTATATGCTTTCGTCCCCTCTTGCCTGCGTTGTACTTCTTTCCATTTTTTACCGAAAAAACTTTCATCATTGAAATTCTTAACAAACGAACTTTGAGCAATGGCAGCGATTTCTTGCGGCAACTTCGGCTTCATTTGCTGCAATTTATCAAATACTTTATCGAACTCAAATTTGTTTTTCGTACTCATTTTTTATCCTGCTTTTGGGATTGGCAGCCCAAAATTATGTTGTGCTAATTGTTCATATTGCTTCGGCACGTTGAAATAAGGCGTTTCCTTGTTGAAAATAATACCTGACTTACCTGCATTGCTCATAAACATTCCATGCTTCAAAGGGTTCACATCTTCGCTTATTCTATCCGCTTCCCGTTGTGGTGTTACTTTCGCTTCATCGCCCGGCACTTGAATAATTAAACATTCGCAGTTGAAATGTTGAAGTGGTGTGTTCTCATCCCAAAACGGGTCATCTACTGGCAGCGTAACATTATCACATGGCTGACAAATATCGCAAGTGGCTTCGCCCGAACTTGTTATGTATTGCAAGTAAGGTAAAATATCCGCTTGGTCC